GTATCTGGATGACGGCGACGGGGAATATCCATTCATCCCGTTTCAGACCATGCCGGAATGGATGTTTGAACAGAACAACACCGGCCGCACACTGCACAACAACACGGGCTACTGCCCGGAGTGCGGAGCGCGGGTAACGTTCAAAAGCATCGGAAGAGGATACAAAAGCCTGTATGACAGACGGTTCCTGTTCCGCTGGCACAAGAGCGTGTGCCAGAAGAACACGCTGGTGGGACTGGGCTATGACGTGATCAACGTGTGGCGAAATTTTGACCCGCTCAATCCTGAAACGCCTATCCGCGTGGAGCTGCGCGAGGTGGCCGTGATCGAGTACGGCAGGGGCGGCGACCGGTTCATCAATCAATACCGATGGTGCGATATGGGCGGATGGGATCTGCAATGGGAGCACCGCCGACAGTGCAAAAGCGGATGGGCGCCGGGAATCAGCTTTCAAAACGGTGTGCAGACCATTCTGGACGTGGAGAGCTTCAACGAAGCGATAAGCGGCACGCCGTTTGCAACCGTCCTGAGCGAGGTGGAGCCTTTTGCCACATGTGAGGCAGGAAGCTACTACGACAGGATCACGGTACTGGAGAGAATCGCCCGATATGCGTGCATCGAATACATGGCACGGCTGGGCTATACCCATCTGGCCGAAGCGGTGATCGACCGACAGACGAACGGGCTTGTCAACCTGCGCGGCAAGACAGCGCGCAGTGTGCTGAGACTCACTCAGGACGAGTGGGGCGAGATAAAGGGAAAAGGGCTGGAGGTGACCATGGGCATGCTGGAGGCCCGGGCGTTTTGCAGGGAACAAAACATACGCATGAATATGGAGAATTGCGGAAAGCTGGGACGAATGGGCAACTGGAAGCAAGCCATGACCGACATTCTGCATATCGATCACGGCGCCAATCTGCTGAAGGCCGTGAAATACTGCATCCGCAGGGATGTGAGAATTTACGAATGGCGCGATCAGCTGCAGCTGATGCAGCAGCTGGGGATGGATCTGAACGATCAGCAATGGCGGTACCCGAAAAACTTTCGCCAGTCACATATGGAGCTTTCCGCCAGATGGAACGCTGTCGTCAACGAGCGCAAGGCAAAAGAGGACGCCAAAAGGCAGACCGAGCAGAGCCGCAAGATCGCCGCGCGCATACAGAGCGGCGAACTGGACGAGTATTTCTTCTCGGCCAACGGGCTGGTGCTTCGACCCATGTTCGACGCTGCAGAGGTGATTCTGGAGGGCAGCCGGCAGGGACATTGCGTGGCCGGATATGTGAATACCTATGCAAACGGAAACGACGTTCTGTGCGTGCTGCGGTATGAAAACGCGATGAATACGCCGCTGTACACGGTGGAATTTGCGAAGGACGGCCATCTGGTGCAGTGCCGTGCAGCCAAAAACGGGGAGGGGCCGGTGACGCGGAAGGCGAGGGACGCATTCTGGCACCTGCACAGCCTGATGCGTAAAGAACTGCGGGCGCAGAAAGCCCGTGAAGAAAAGGCGAAGAAGAAACGGAAGGAGACGACGGCCGCATGAGCGAGACAAACATCATCCGCGACGCCAGCATGATCGCGGAGGAGATCAACGGGATCAAGGAGCATGTGCGCACCACAGCGGTACAGGGCGCCATTGAGATCGGGCGCAGGCTGCACGAGGCAAAGGCGCTTGTGCCGTATGGCGAGTGGGAACGCTGGCTGGAGGTGAACGTGAATTATTCCGCCTCCACGGCGCAGAACCTGATGCGTATTTCCGACGAGTACGGAAGGAAAGAATCCCAAGCGCTTGCGGAGATCAGCTATACGCAGGCTGTTGCATTGCTCAGGCTGCCGGCGGAGGAGCGCGAGCAGTTTGTGGAAGAGCATGACATGGACGCCATGAGCACGCGAGAGCTGCAGCAGGAGATCAGGCGCATCAACGAGGAGCGGGAAAAGCTGCAGCTGACCATTGATGAAATGATGGGGCTTACCCCTCAGGCCGAAAGCGGACAGAAGGACGATGAGGAGAGCGCAGAGCTTCAGGGCATGCGCGAGCAGCTGGAAGAGGCGGAAAAGATCGCCGACGAAGAGCGCGCACGCGCCAAGGATCTGGATAAGGCGCTCAAATCTGCCCGCGAACAGGTGAGCGAGGCGGAGGCGCGCAGGGTGAGCGAGATCAAAGAGGAACGCACCAAGGTGGAAAGTGCTGAAAAGGAAAGGCAGAAGGCCGTGCAGGAGCTGCGCGAGCTGAAAAAGCAGGCAGAGGCAAAGGCGCTGGAACTCAAACGCATGGAGGACGAGCTGAAGGCGGCGCGTGAAAGCGTGCGAACGGTGGAGGTGCTGCCGGAGGCGGTGCAGGCGGAGCTGGACAAGCTGCGCGCACAGGCAAGCCGAAGCGGAGCCGAGAGCGACATGCGCGCGGCATACGACAACTTTGTGGCCGCATTTGAGCGGCTGATGAGCAAGCTGGAGGACGCAGCGCAGGCCGATGCGGAAACGGCGGCAAAGTTCCGCAGCGCATTCTGCAAGGCGACGCTGCAGATGGCGGAAAGGATGAAGGCGGAATGAAGAGATGGCATGTATCGGTGACGGGCGAATAGGCACAAAGGCGGCGGCCAGAACGCGGAGGATCGTCCGAACGCGGGCGATGATATGAGAAGCAAAGGATGGGAGGAGTGCGCCATGTATCTTCCAGCACTCAAATGCTGCAGGTGCGAGCCTGAGCGCAAAATCGGCCTGAGGATGTTTTCACAGAGCACCGGGGCAGGAGAGCGCGAGCGCTTCCACACAGCAGCGACAGGCACTTAGAAGGATACCCCTCAGCCCCTTCGGGGCAGCTCCCCTCTGCGGAGGGGAGCCAAGATAAAAGTGGAAACCGTGGAAAACAACGATCCGGCTGATACACAGCCATCGGCCGGATCCGCGTGGGCAGATGGTGCAACGGTAAGCGCAGCTGGCTCATAACCAGCATGATCCGGGTTCAAATCCCGGTTTGCCCACCAAATTCCTTCCTGCATCCCGAAGGCCAGGACGGGGCTGTTGAACGCGCAGCAGGAAGGAAGGGAGCGCGGCTATAAGCCGCGGCCCGCTGTAACTCCTAAGGGGGCTGCCGCCTCCGGGCCGTATGTGTGCAACAGGGCATGCGGCAATATCCGGTCAAGGCGGCATATGGCCGCGTAGCATAAGCAATGCGCCCGCAAGATCAAAAAAATACATTGTGCTGTATGTGTGAGATCGAACGTGCAATGCGGGGGATCCGGGTGCAAGTCCCGGCGCAGCCACAAGAAGAAGGGAGATGGCGCACATGAAACTGAGCGCGCTTTGGAAGCTGTGCAAGAGTGAGAAAAGGATGACGATATGGAAGGACGTAGAAGGCTGCCGGCAGTTTTTGCAGGTAGGCGGAGGCATCTACCCGCTGAAGGGTCTGCCATGGCTGGACGAAGAAGGCCTGCTGACCATGCTGGATGTAACGGAGGATAAGCGCGACGAGTATGACGTGTATACCGCGAACATGACAAATGACATGGAACGGTATGTGCAGGACAACGAAGAAAGCGACCATTTGGCCGTTGCGGAGGCATGCACGATCGGTGCGGATGAAATGGTGATGCGGCCGATCCGCACGCAGTATGGAATGGTGCTGATCAATGCAGAGGCGCTGAAGCCCGTGGAGGACACCAAGCGGACGCATGAGCTGTATGTGAGAAAGATTGGTGAAAATACGTGGATCCTGGTGAAAAACGGATTTGAGCTGGTGGCAAGCATCGGGCGGGTGAAGAGCCGCAACATCAATGTGGCCGATGTGCTGAAGGAAGTGGCGGAGCACATCATCGGTGAGGATGCAGCCGAAAAGGCGGAGGAACAAAAGCGGGATGGAGAACAGCAGCATATATAAGGAAGAAAAGACGGAGCGTGCGACAGTGACCGTGCGAACGGCGAAGGAAGAAGCCCAAGCGCTTGGGGAAGTGCCGGCGTGCTGCCGGACATGCGGAAACTATCAGCCGCAGTTTTTCTATGTCTCGCACAAGGAATGCGCGGCGTTTGGAACCATCAAGGGCGTAAAGTGGGACCGGTGCGGCGCGTGGACGAAAAGAGTGATCGCGCCGGGATACTGAAAAAGCAGGCGAAAAGGCTGGGAGCGGAAACGCTCCTGGGAAGCCTGTTAAACGATTGATATTACGACCACGCCCGGAAGGGGCGGCCCTCCCAGGAAGAGGGAGGGGGTACGCCATAGGGTGAACAGGGAGAAACCGCCGCAGCGGTGTCTCCCGCTCACCCTTGGCAAACAAGCGAAAGACGACGCACGGAGGAGAAAATGCCCTACTACGAAAAGCGCACCTACTCAGGCCCCGTGCTGGAGTGCGAGAGGTACTTCGCAACAAACGGAGGGCGCAGGCCGGGAAGCCGAAACGAGCAGGAGAGCACCGAGGCGCAGGACATGCTGAACGATGCGCAGAGCTGGAGACGGCTGTGGAGGATCATCCTGTGCAATTTCTCCAAAGAGGCGGGCGACATGTGCCTGACGCTCAGATTCCGCCAGTGGGTGAGCGAAGAGGAAGCGTACAGGCAGTATGCGGCATTCTTGCGCAGGGTGAAGCGGCTGAGAGCCAAAAGAGGGCTGGAGGCGATGAAATACATCTGCGTGAAGGAGTGCCAGAGCGGATGGCAGCACGCGCATCTGATCCTGAACGGCGGGATAGCGATGGAGGAGCTGACGAAGCTGTGGGGCAAGGGCACCGTGTGGGCAACCATGCTGGAGGATACAAAGAGCTACAAGGAGCTGGCGCGCTACCTGACCGAGCAGCACAAGGCGAGGCGCGGGAGCGAGAACACCGAAAACGCGAAGGAAGAGAGACGGAGGAACCAGCGCAGATGGACAGGCAGCAGGAATCTGGAAAAGCCCGTGGTGAAAAAGCGCGAGTGCCGTCCGGTGACGGTGCACACGATGCCCAGGGCGCCCAAGGGATACGAGCTGATGCCGGACTTCCGCAGGGATGCGGACAAATTCGGCAATCTGTGGCTGCGGTGGACCTGCGTGCGGACGAAGGACGAGAAGAACGAAAGAAAAAAGAAAAGGAGGGACGCGGCATGAAGAGGATGGTGCTGAACGAGGCAAAGGCGCCGTGCATGGGATGCGCGGACAGAATGGTGGGATGCCAGATCAGATGCCCGATGTACAGGGCGTATGCGGATGAGTGCGCCAAGAACAGGCACAGGCGGTGGCTGGAGAAGGACGTGGACAGGGCTGTGTCGGAGGCGATCGGGAGGTATCCGGGAGAGAGGAGGGTGTGAGGGGATGAACGCGCAAGAATACAAAGACGCATCACCCATACCCACCGAGAGCCAAGAACAGCAGCGCCTTTTCCAGTGGGCGAAGATGCAAAGCGGGAAATATCCAGAACTGGAGCTGATGTACCATATCCCGAACGAGGGAAAGCGCAGCCGAGTCACCGGAAGGCGCATGGTGGCGGAGGGGCTGAAAAAGGGCGTGCCGGACATCTGCCTGCCGGTGGCCAGAGGCGGAAGCCATGGGCTGTACATAGAGCTGAAGAGAACGAAGGACTGGAAGATCACCAAGGAGCAGGAAAACTGGATGCGCGACCTGATGGGGCAGGGCTACGAAGTGGCGCTGTGCATAGGCTGGGAAAAGGCTGCGGACGTGATACTCAACTATCTGAGGCAGGAATAAAGAACCGCAAGCGATTGGGCAAAGGAGGGCAGCATGAACCGGGAATGGCTGGAGGAATATACGGACTATCTGGCAATGATCGACGACCTGCACAGGAAACGGCGAAAACTGCCAAAAGTCTGCGACATGGTGAAAGGTTCCAGCGCGTCGCACCCGTACACGAAGCATGCCGTAACCATCAGCGGAGCTGACAGGCAGATGGCGGACAGGATTGACCAGGACATTCGCGAGCGGCAGAAAAAGTGTGAGGCTGTGGAAAAGTTTGTGGACGGAATCAAAAACCCGAAGATGCAAAACATACTGCGCTGGAGATACATCGACGGTGACAGCTGGCCGATGATCGGCCAAAGGATAGGAACTGGAGAAGATGCACCAAGAAAACGCGCGGAGAGATTTTTAAAAAAATTTTTTGATTAATGTCCGCTTTGTCCGATATGTCCGAAAAAAGTAGTGTAGAATCTATGCTGTCAGAGATGCGCAGAGGCAGCAGCGCAACTACTGGCCTTTTGAGCCGACGGTCAGCAGTCGGCTCCTTTTGTTTGCACCTGTAGCGTATCGGCAGCGCACCGGCCTTCCAAGCCGGGTGAGAGGGTTCGAATCCCTTCAGGTGCTCCAGATGCTCCGCAAGCATAGACGGAGCAGGCATCAACTTTCACCGCCCTGTGTGTCATGGCGCAGTGCGCGCCGGGGCGCAGTCCGAACAGGGCGGGCTTTCGTGGAACGTTGGCAGAGAAGAGAATGCAGCGGTTTGCTAAACCGTAGGCCATGTAGTTTGGCCCGTAGGTGCAAGTCCTACACGTTCCGCCAGATCCTAACCGGGAGCTGCAGGGGCGACGCCTTCCCGGCATGGCGTTGGGTGCTGCGTTAAAGGCCCGGGTGATGCAGGGTAACTCGTTACGAACTCCTTAGTGAGGCGCCTTGTCCGTTGACTGGGCGTCCCCTGCAATGACTGAATGTAGTGCAGCGGAAGCATGCCTGATTTGGGATCAGGAGGCCGCCGGTTCGATCCCGGCCATTCAGACCATGAAACCTGACGAGCGGGCCGTGAGCGGCTGTGTCTTCTGGCGGAGGTTTTGCAGGCAGACCGGTTGTCTGTATTTCATGCCAGACCATGGGGAAAGAGGCGAGGCACATGGGACAAGAGCATTACAGCAACGAAAGCCGCCACAGAAAGTGGCGCGAAAAGGTGCTGAAACGTGAAAAGTACCTGTGCCAGGAATGCAGGCGGTACGGACGTGTCGATAAAGACGGGCTGCCCGTGGCAGCAACGACAGCGCACCACATCAAGCACAGGGACAAACACCCGGAACTGGCGTACAAAGTCAGCAACGGAATGGCGCTTTGCGCAGCCTGTCACAATAAGATGCACCCTGAAAAGGGCGGAAGATACTGGTGAAGAAACGAAAAGAACATACCCCCGCCCCCTCCGGGCCTCCCCAAGCTGGGGGAAGCGACCCGGAGGGGGCCACCATTTATACGCGCGGGGGGAAAACGGGGAAGGGGGGATAAGGCCGGATGAGGGGAGAAGCTTCCAAAGACGCGCGCGCGGGCGTGCGCGCGGAGAAAAAGCCCGAAAAAAGCGCGGGGAAACCCATGTTGGAAGCAAGCATAGTTGCCGGGGAGGCGGCTGAAACGTGGGAGGAAAAGAGAAAAGCAAGCAAAACAGACAAGAAAGAGCGAAGAACACCGCTTGAAAAGAAAAAGAGGCAGATCATTGAGCGGATGCAGCAGCTGGGAACGTATCGCGTGCAGTACATGGCTGCCATTAACCGAACGGCTGAATTGTACCTGGAACTGGATGCGCTGGTTGCCAGATATGAGGCGGAGGGGCGCGAGGCGGTGGTGGAATATACAAACAAGGCCGGAGCAACCAACATGACCAAAAATCCCGTCAGAAGCGCGATTGACGACGTGTATTCTCAGCTGCTGGCGCACGAGCGGGAACTGGGGCTGACGCCGGCAGCGATGAAGAAACTGGATGAAGGAGCAACGAAGCCAAAGGCAGAAAGTCCGCTGGCCAGAGCGATGAGAGAGCTGAAAAGCGGATGATCAAGGGCAAATATGCAGCAGAGGTAATGGAGTACGTTGATGCTGTAATGCTTGGCCACAAGGTGGCTGGGCTGGATCAGCTGAGGGCGTGCAACAGATTCATGAACATGCTGCAGGATGGCGAGTATGACATCCGAACAAAAGACGCCGACTTTGTGATCGGCATCATCGAAAAGACGTACAAGCACCGACAGGGCGAAGACATGGACGGAAATCCGCTGCGTGGGAAGCCGTTTTTGCTGGAGCCGTGGGAAAAATTCATCGTTTATGCGCTGCTGATCTTTTACTATCCGGGAAGCAAGGAACGGGTGGTGAAAGAGGCTTTTATTTTTTTGCCGCGAAAGAACGGCAAAACGCTGTTTGTATCGGCGCTTGCATACGGCCTTGGACTGCTGGAGTGCGAGAGCGGCGCGAAGGTGTACGTTGTCGGCGCCACGTTGAAACAATCCAAAGAAACCTTTGACAGCTGGCGTTACAACGTGGAAAACGTGCTGTATCCCAGCAAAAAAGAGGCTGTGGCAGACGGATGGAAGATCCTGAACAACAGTTTCGAGCACTCCATCAGCCACGACGATCTGGCAGGCGGCTCACTGAGCCTGAACTGTCTGGCGTCAAACCCGGATGGGCAGGACAGTTTCAACTGCAACATCGTAATCGCGGATGAGATACACGCATACAAAAAGCCGAAACAGTACAACATCCTGAAAGAGGCGACCAAGGCATACACCAACAAACTGGTGATCGGCATCACGACGGCCGGCGATGATGGGACAAGCTTCTGCGCGCAGCGACTGGACTACAGCCTGAAAGTGCTCAACGGAACAATCAAAAATGACAGCTATTTTGCTTTTGTGTGCAGGGCTGACATCAACCCGGACGGATCAGTGGACTTCACGGATCCCATCCAGCACGAAAAGGCAAACCCGAACTACAGGATCACCATCCGGCCTGCAGACATCATGAACGACGCGCTGCAGGCGCTGAACGATCCGCAGCAGCGAAAAGATTTCCTCGCCAAGAGCCTGAACATATTCACGGCGGCGGTAAAAGCGTACTTTGAAATTGAGATGTTCCGCAGGAGCAACCGGGAAGCGGAGAAGGCGCTGGGCATCGATCCTGGATGGACGCTGGAAAAGAAGCTGAAATACCTATCACGGCTGAAGATGGAATGGTATGGCGGCGCAGACCTTGCTAAGCTGCACGACCTATCCACAACAGCGCTGCACGGTAACTACAAGGGAATCGACATCGCGATCACGCACTGCTGGTTTCCTGTTACGGCGGCGCAGGCAAAGGCAGATGAGGACAGCATACCGCTTTTCGGATGGATGGACGACGGCTGGCTGGACATGTCAAACGCAGCCACGACCAACCATGCGGAAATCGTAAACTGGTTCATAGCCATGCGGAAAGCCGGTTTCCGCCTCAGGGAAATCGGGCACGACCGAAAGTTCTGCCGTGAATACTTCATAGGCATGAAAGCGGCAGGGTTCAAGGTGGTGGATCAGCCGCAGTATTTTTACAAAAAGAGCGAGGGGTTCCGCAGAATTGAAGAGAAGGCGCGGAACGCACAGCTCTATTATCTGGGTGCAGAGCCGTATGAATACTGCGTACAGAACGTAAGCGCCATTGAAAAAACAGACGACATGATCCAATACGAAAAGATAATGCCAACGCATCGCATCGACGTCTTTGACGCCGATGTTTTTGCGTCTATCCGGATGCTTGAAAATCTGGAGAGGACAGCCAGAGCAGAGGCGACAAAGGGGTGGTTTGATGAGTAAGAAAAAGCGGGTGAACAGAAACAGCAGGGACGCCCCTGCCAAAAGGAGCAGCGGGGAAGTAGCTTTCCTTTGTTCGCCGGAAGCATGGACGGTGCTGTGTGGCGACGGCTACAAACCCATTACACAATGCGCAGAGGTGCAGATGTGTATCAACGTATATGCTGACGCCATTGCCAATATGACGATCATGCTTCTGCGCAACACAGCAAAAGGCGATGAACGCATCAAGGATGCGCTGAGCCGGAAGCTGGATATTGAACCGGCCAGATATATGACGCACCAGACATGGGTGTCGAACATTGTGCGCGTAATGATGACCGAGGGAAACCAGATCACCATGATTGAGCACAAAAACGGTTTCATCGACCAGCTGACCCCTGTAAAGCCTTCGGCGGTGAGCTTTTCGGCGGAGGGCGACGGTTACCGCGTGATGATAGGCGGAATACCGTTTGACCCGGAAGAGGTGCTGCATTTCCCCGTATGTCCTGACCCTGAAACCCCGTGGATCGGGAGAGGATTCCACGTGGAACTGAGGGATGTGGTGAAAAGCCTTCGACAGGCCAATGCAACCAAGCGCGCGCTGATGGAAAGCCCATCGCCAAGCCTGATCATCAAGGTGGACGGGTTTGATGAGGACATGAAAACGGCGGAAGGCCGCAGGAAAATGACCGATCAGTACCTGTCTGCAAGCGAAAACGGAAAACCATGGCTGATACCATCGGACGTGTTCGAGGTAACACAGGTGAAACCCCTGACGCTGAATGATCTGGCGATCAAAACCAATATGGAACTGGACAAGAGAACGGTGGCTGCCATGTTTGGCGTGCCGCCTTTTCTTGTGGGCGTCGGAAACTTCAATGCGGAGGAATATGACTGGTTCATCTCCACAAAGGTGATGAGCATCGCACGGATCATAGAGCAGGAGCTGACGCGCAAGCTGCTCTATTCGCCGGAGATGTACTTCCGTTTCAACAACCGAAGCCTGCTCAACTACAACCTTGAAAAGGTGAACAACGTGGCCGCGAACATGGCGGAACACCTTGCGCTGGACCGAAACGAATGGCGCGACTGGGTGGGCTTCACCCCAAGGGCGGACATGGAGGAGCTGCTTGCGCTTGAAAACTACATTCCGGCCAGCAGGCTGGGAGACCAGAAAAAGCTGAACGGAGGTGATAGCAATGCGAATGAGCAGACAAACCAGGACGGCACCCAGTGAGTTCCGGGCGGAGGAAATCAACGGCGAGAGACGGATTGAGGGCTATTTTGCGGTGTTCGGGAGCACCTATGAGCTGTGGAAAGGCGCGTCGGAGAGCGTGGACAAACACGCATTTGACGGAGCGCTGAACGACGATATCCGCTGTCTGATCGACCATGAAACGAGGCTGGTGCTGGGGCGCACGACTGCCGGAACGCTGACCCTGCGTGCAGACGAACACGGCCTGTGGGGAAGCGTGCTGGTGAATGAGCAGGACACGGACGCCATGAACCTGTACGCGCGCGTACAGAGGGGCGACGTAAGCCAGTGCAGTTTTGGCTTTGAGATCATGGACGAAGAAACCGAGATTGACGAGGACACCGGGCATGTGCACTGGACCATCAAGAAAGTGAAGCTGTACGAGGTAAGCGTGGTGACGTTTCCGGCCTACAAGGAGACCGGCGTGAGCGCACGAATGGACGAGTACAGGCAGATCAATAACAGGCGCGCGGATGAGTGGCGCGCCAGAATGAAAGCGAGGCTGAAAAAGAATGGCTCTTAAACAGATCAGGCTGCGCATGCAGATCGCGGCCAAGAGAGACGAACTGAAACTGCTGCAGGATGCGCAGAAGGCTCTGGAAGAGCGCCGCGCCGCCATGAAGCTGCGTGAAGCTGAGATGGAAGCCGCCTATGACGAGGTGAACGGCGAAACGGCGGAGGAGGACAAGCAGGCGCTGGAGCAGCAGGCCGACGCCTGGGAGAAGGACGACGAAGCCTTGCAGGGCGAGGAAAAGGAAAACGAGGACAAGCGCAATGCGCTTGAACGTGAGATTGACCAGTTGCAGACCGAACTGGACGAGCTGGACAAGCGAACCGAACAGGCCCTGAAGGCCAAAAGCGGAAAAAGCGAAAGGAAGGATGAACACAACATGGAGACCCGCAAATTTTTCGGAATGAACATGCAGGAGCGCGAAGCGTTCTTTGCACGCGATGATGTGAAGCAGTTCCTGCAGCGCGTGCGCGAACTGGGCGAACAGAAACGCGCCGTAAGCGGCGCTGAGCTGCTGATCCCGACTGTGGTGCTGGGACTGATCCGCGAGAACGTGACCACCTACAGCAAGCTGTACAAGCATGTGTATGTGCGCAATGTGCCCGGAAAGGCCCGCATGATCGTGATGGGCACGCCTCCGGAGGCCGTGTGGACGGAAATGTGTGCCAAGCTCAACGAACTGGAACTGAGCTTTAACGATGTTGAGGTGGACGGCTACAAGGTTGGCGGCTATGTCGCCATTTGCAATGCGCTGCTGGAGGACAGCGACATCGCTCTGGCCTACGAGATCATCAGCGCGCTGGGACAGGCCATTGGTCTGGCGTTGGACAAGGCCATCCTGTACGGTACCGGTACCAAGATGCCGCTGGGCATTGTGACCCGTCTGGCGCAGAAAGCCGCGCCGGAAGGATACAGCCAGACGGCACGTCCGTTTGTCGATCTGAGCGCAACGAATATGGTATCCATCAGCAGCAAAACCGATCTGGCCCTGTTCAAGGCCATCCTGACCGCTGCATCCAATGCCAAGGGAAAGTACAGCCGCGGGACGAAATTCTGGGCCATGAACGAGACCACCCACATGAGGCTGGTGGAGAATGCCATGAGCATCAACGCCGCCGGCGCGATCACTGCCGGCGTGAATGGAACCATGCCTGTGGTGGGAGGCGTGATCGAAGAGCTGAGCTTCATCCCGGACAACGTGATCATTGGCGGATACGGCGACCTGTACCTGCTGGCCGAGCGTGCCGGAACTGCCATGGCGCAGAGCGAGCATGCCCGTTTCATCGAGGATCAGACGGTGTTCAAGGGCACGGCCCGATATGACGGTCTGCCTGTGATCGCGGAGGGCTTTGTGGCTATGGACATTGGCGGTGGAACCATTAACCCGACGGCCGTGACCTTCGCCGAAGACCGGGCCAACGCGACGGTCTAAACAACACACACCCGCGGGGGACATTCCCCCGCGGGTGCTTTTTGCTTTGGAGGTGAGGCGAAGTGGCTGAAGGCGTGAACATGGAAACAGCTCTGCGGATGATGAAAAGCAGGCTCAACCGCCTACCGGGCGACACATCGCTGGATGAGTACCTGAATGCAAGGCTGGAAGCATCCAAAACGGAGCTGGAGAAAGAGGGCATTCGCCTGACTGATGGGCATGATGACCTGATGCTGGTGGTGGACAAAGCGGTTTTCGACTACGGAAACCGCGACAAGCAGACCGGAGAGCCGGACTGGCTGAGGCTCCGGAAACGGGAAAGGTGGCTGCACGAGCGTGATTCTTGACAGCGGGATCTGCACGGTTTTCAAAAAAACAGATCTTTCCGAGCCGGGCGGAATGCCAGTATTCGGCCTGAAGGTGAGAACGAAGGCGTTTTTCGGCATGCTGGACTTTGCCACGGAGCAGGAATGGCCGACGGAATCGCGCGAGGAGACGGAAGTGGCGGCTCGCATACGCATTCTGCAGGACCGGGCGATCACCAATCATGACGCGGTGGTGCTGGAGGATGTGAACACGGGAACGGACAGCATGACGGCGGAGGAGCTGCACAATGCTTTTGGCGTGACGGTGCTGGAAGTGACCAGGGCGTACCACGGCCATGACGACGAAACGGGCGAACCGATCACGGATCTGACCCTGAAGGCGGTGAAGGCATGACGGTGAGGGATATCAAAGCGCTGGTCCTGAGCGCAGCCCCGGAAGCCAACCACTACAAGTCGGCCCGGAAAGACGACAGCTTTACCATATGGCAGGAATACAGGCAGCTCGATTTTTCCGCAGACGACAAGCACGCCGAGGCATGGGCATTTGAGGTGGACCATTACACCAAGGCGGAGTTTGACCCCATTGCGGAGGCCATACGCATGGCGCTGGAACTGCATCCGGGCGTTACATACAGCTATCGGGTTGTGGTGGAAAACGACACGGGCTACATCAGGCACCTGTTTGACTGCGAGGGATGCTGAGTGGCGAGCGTCAAGATCAAGGGGATGGATGACCTTGCGGAAGAGCTGAGCAGGCTGGGAAACCTGACGGATGACCTTGCGAGCGCGATGCTGAAGGCTGGGGTCATACCAGTTACGGAGACGCGCAGGAAAGAGGCTGAACGAAGGCGCCACAGAGACACTGGGCAGATGATAGCCAATATCAAGGCAGACCGAAAAGTTTACGAACGAAACGGAGTAAAAGAAATGACCGTGTACTCCAGAGGAACAGACTCCAAGGGAGTAAGGAACGCGGAAAAAGAATACGTGCTGAACTATGGAACGAGCAAACAGGATGGAGACCACTGGGTAGAAGCAGCAAGCGAAAAAGCAGAACCGCAAGCGCTTGGGGCAATGACATCAGTGATGGATCACTTTGTGGAAAAGGGCGTGGTGCCCGTAACGGGGCAAAAACGCAAATGAGAGAGAGGGAAAAACGATGGCATACGTAGGTTTGAAATACGCGGCGTTTGCGCCGATCAAGAAAGAAGTGCGCGGACAGGCGCTGGAATATGATTCCGGCGTGGTGGTGGGTAAAATGATCAGCGCGGACATCAGCTACACCAGGAACACGAATCCGCTTTTTGCGGATGATGCGGAGGCGGAAAACGACAACAGCATTACCGGCGGAAGCATCACCATCGGCGTGGACGATGTGAGCGAGGAAGCTGAGCTGGTGATGCTGGGAATGCTGGAAGAAGCCGCCGAAGAAGGCACGGGGAAAGTGCGCCGTGAAGTGGGCGACGCCACGCCTTATGGCGGCTTTGGATATGTGCGCGTGAAACGCAAGGGCGGCGTGACCAGCTACAGAGCGTACTGGATCCACAAAACGCAGCTGGGCATTGCCAGCGAGAGCGCGGCGACCAAGGCGGAAAGCATCAACTGGCAGACGCCTACGCTCACCGGCCCCATCATGGCTGTTGTGAACCATGCGGACGGGAAAAACGACTTCCGCGATTACGAGGCGTTTGCTACGGAAGCCGAGGCTGTGGCCTGGGTAAACAAGCGCGCGAACATCGCTGCGGCGTAAGGAGGGGCGCGAATGGCTGGACTGACGATGAATGTGGGAGGGCGCGAGCTGCTTTTTCGCTTTGACGTGCTGGCGTGGCAGCAGATCGAGGCGCGATTCGGCAGCCTGACGCGCATGAAAAACCTGCTGGATAAAGACATCTGCCCGATGATGACGCTCAGGAAGTTGGCCGCCGTTACTGCAAGCGCCGGCGAACGGTACAAAACCGGGAATTTGGCTGCGGAGCCTGTAACCGAGGAATGGCTGACGGAGAACCTGAGCCCGAAGCAGATGCAGGAGGCAAACAGCCTTGCACAGGCGGCGGTGAACATTGGCCAGCTGCGTGAAAATGCAGCCGACGAGGACGACCAGCACGAGGTGGACGAGGTGCTGGAGGAAATTGAAAAAAAAAAGGCGGGAAGCTGACCGCCAGAAGGTGCATAGGCTACGGCCTCATAGCGGGGTTGACGATGAGTGAAGCGCTCACGTCAACCCCTGGTTTCGTGGTGGACATGTACCTGATGAAACGTGACTATGACGATGAACAGCATGGACTGAAACGGGTGAAAATGGCCGAGTGGGGTGAGGACTGATGGCGATCCGAGAGATAAAGGCAACGCTTGCGCTGGACGGTGAAAAGAAGTTCAAGGCGGGGCTGGACGAAATGAGTCGCAGCATACGCATTGCGGACAGCGGCCTGAAGGCCATGGAAGCCTCATACGGCGTGACGGGCGACAGGGCGCAAATGCTTGCAAAGCGCAGCGATGTGCTCAAAGACGAGCTGGAACAGCAGAAGCGGATTGTGGCCGCGCTGAGCGGAGCGGTGCAGGAAGCTGCGAAAGAATACGGGGATACGGCCAAAGCGACCGACGGATACCGTATCAAGCTCAACAACGCCCTGAAAAAGCAGGCCGAAATGGAAAAGGCGATCCGCGACACGGAACGCGAGCTGGACGAGCTGGGGCGCGAAAGTGTTTCCGTGGGCCGTGAGATCGAGCAGGGAGTGGGAGATGCGGCGGAGGAAGCCGAAAAGGACCTGCGCAACATGTACAACGAGCTGAAGGGAGACATTGAGGGCATCAATGTGTCAGCAGGCATTTCCGCTATGGCAGACCTTGGCGGAGGAATCGTTGACGCAGCGTCCGGCCTGATGGATTTTGCCGAAAGCAGAAGGGAGTACAGGAGGCAAATGAGCTTTCTGGAAAGAAATGCGGAAGCAGCCGGGCAGGATTATGAAACCATAAAAAAGCTTCTTTTCGAGGTGGCGTCACTGACCGGAGAAACCGATTCGGCTGTTGAGGGAATCAGCAATATACTGGCAACGGGATTTGATACCACAGAGATCGTGACAGCAATCGATCTGCTGAAAGGCGCCGTGATCGAGTTTCCGGATACGATGAAATTTGAATCCTTGGCCGACAGCCTGCAGGAAACCATTGCAACCGGAGAGGCAACTGGACAGTATGCTGAACTGCTGGGCAGGCTTGGTGTCGACATGGAAGTGTTCAGCAAGGCGATGGAGAAGGCGAAAACGGCTGAAGAAAAACAGCAGGTGGCGCTTTCCTTCCTGGCAAACAACGGGCTGAAAGAGACCCATGATAAATACATCGAAAACAACACAGAATTAGTGAAAGCAGAAGAAGTTACGCTCAGGCTGAACGATGAAATAGCTGAACTTGGAGGCACAATGGAAGAAATTGTGCTTATCCCAATGAAAGATTGGCTTGCTGGGCAAGTGAGCGAACTGAACAACTACATAGAGGCAATGAGGACGCTGGAAGGGCGCAAAAAGCTGTTTGAGGAAGAACAGCCGAGCCTGGCGGAGGCATTGAACAGCGGGCAGCTCGACACATTCGAGGGGACATTGGACTATGTGACGGAGCCAGTACGCAACTGGATCAAAGAGCAGAGAGAAAGAGCCGAACGGGAACGCCAGGAGTACCTGCGGCACTTGCAAGGCCCCATTACGGAACCGCTTCCCAACATCTTCGAGGCTGAAGGGCTTGAAGTGACCTTTACCCCTGCGATCACCAACGCGGCGGAGGACGGGAACACGGTTGGCACAACGTTCACGGAATCGGTGGAAAAGGGGATCGAGGAGAAAGAGCCGGATTTGAGTTCCGCAGCGGAAAACGCAGGGAAAAGCGCTGCCATTGCTGCAGGCAACGGGATCAATGCCGAAGCACCGTTTGCGATCAGCGCGGCGGCAGCGCTTGCGGATGGAATCAATGCGCAGCTGGCACGAATTATGCCCGTGTCCAACTTGACGGCGGGTCTGTATGACAGGGTATCCACTGGCGGAGGAAACAGAAACACAAGCGCTTACGGATCCGGCGGAGTTGGCCCGATCACCATACCACTGAACATAGACGGGCGAAAGGTGGGCGAGGCGGTGATCCCAACCGTGTCGGCCGGGATAGGCGCACAGATCAAGCAGGCAGTGACCATCGGGTGAGGTGAGAGAAATGAAATTCAACGGAATCGATCCATGCACGCTGCATAGAGGAATCAGCATTGCAAGGGAAATCCTGCCGGGAATGGCGAAGCGAACGGTGGAAACTGTGCGAGGAACGGGCGCGGAAACGCTGGCGGGCGTAGAGGATGAACGCGGAGAGTACAAGCTGATCCTCAACGTGGCCGGGAAGAACAAGGACGAGGCATTCAAAATCCGGGCGATGATTGCCAAATGGGCCAGAAGCAGCAAAGAAAAGTGCGGGAGGATCGAACCAACGCACTGGCACGGAATGGCCTATGACGGAATAGTGGAACAGATTACGGAACCGGAATTTGTGTTTGGCTTTGGCACGATAGACGTGACATTCCTCCTGCCGGACGCCAGGGCATACGAAATTGCCGCGAGCAGCGTATACGGATCGGCTGGGAGCATGCGCATGATGATCAGCGGGAGCGACGCCCCGGCGCCGGTCATAACGCAAACGATAAAGGAAGAAACAGAACAACTGGTGTGGCAGCTCGATGGAGCTGTTTTTTTCGTGGTCAGCCAGGGACAGCTGCTGCCCGGGCAGATCGTGGAAGCGGACTTTGGAACCGGGAGCATGACGGTGGACGGCGTGCATGCGGAACACCTGATCGACTATACACAGAGCCGCTGGAAGCCGGGCTTTGACCCGGGGATCCACAGGATCACCAGCAGCGACGGCGGAGCAATGAGCATGAGGTGGCACAACCGATGGGCGTAACGCTTGATTTGTTCAGCAGCAAACGTAGATACCGCGGCACGGTGGTAACGGGCCTGTATGAGCTTGTACACGACGAGCGAAGCTGGACCGTCACAGCGTCTATACATACAAAACGAAATGTGCGAAACGGAGAGTACATAGGTTTCCGCTGCGTGGATGGGCGCTACAGGCTGTTTGAGGTCAACGACACCAAGCACGAAGAGATGACGTCCATGCTGACGATTACAGCCACAGACGCGGCCATAGGCGACCTGCAGGGGAGCATTGTGGAAAAGATAGCCGTGGAGAGCGCAACGCTTACTGAGGCCGTGCAGGGCGTTATGAGAGGGCTTGGCTGGCAGGTGAATGTGCTGTCATCCACCGATGACACGGAGGATGTGAAAGCCTATTACAAGCCCGCGTGGGACGTGCTGAGCAGCATAGCGGAAGCATACAACGTGCGCATCACGCCGCATTACCGCATTGAAAACGGAATACTGGTAGGAAAGGTGCTGGATGTAACCGACAAAACCAGCGAATACAGAGGAAGGCTGGTGGAGGAGGGGCATGACGCCAGCACGGTGACAGTGCAGTATATTGGCGGGAACCAGCCGATGATATACGGACTTGGCGCTGCCACAGGAAGCGGCGACCCGCCCGAAAAGCTGACCTTTGCCGACGTTGCGTGGAGCGTGGCAAAAGGCGACCCGGTGGACAAGCCGAAAGGGCAGGCATGGGTGGCCGTGCCTGAAGCGCTGGAAAAGCTGCCGGAAGGGGAAACCCACGGGCAGACTGCGGAATGGGCTGGCATAACCGATGCAAAAAAGCTGCTAAAGAGGGCGTGGGAAAAGGCGCAGAAGGCAGCACAGCCGGAAATGCTGGCCAGCGCGCAGATCAGCGACATGGAAATGGTGGCCGGGCAGAAATGGAAGGCGATGCGCATGTGGGACACGGTGTGCGTGAAGCCCAAAAACGGCGACGCAGCCATGCTGCAGATTACGGGGATCAAGAGGAACTATGTGCGGCCGCATATGACCAAGATCACGCTGGGAACCGATGAGGAAACCGGCATGGATGACCTGGTGCGGCAGGTGGCGGCACTTACCAAAACAAGTGCGAGTACAGCGTCCACAGTAGGCGGTCACGGGGTGGGCATACGACAAAACATAACCCATCTGGAGGATTTGGACATACAGGTTGATGAGATCGAAACAGACATAGGCCGGGTATGGATCGATCTGGACGCGGCCAATGCAAAGATCGAGCTGGCAGCCACAAAAACCGAACTGACCAATGTGAGCAAAAGCGTGACGGAGGTGCTGATTGAGCTGGACGCGCTGGAAGGAAGCCTGGAGCTGTACGTAGCAAAAGACGGGTTGGCGTCAGCCATCAACCTATATGTGGGGGCGGCTGAGATTGACGCGGCGAAAATTGACCTGAAAGGCTACGTGACGGCAGATGATCTGAAATCGGAACTGGCGTCGTTTTCGTCGGCGTGGGCAGACAATATAACAACCAAGCAACTGGCTGTGACGACAAGTGCATCGATAGCAAAGCTGGAGGTTGGGGGAAACGATCTCAAAACGCACTCAAATAAATACGTAACAGATGTGGTATTTCCACAGCTGAACACGAAGGTAATAATGTACAGAGCATCCGATGACAGCCTGCAAACCGTAACAGTGGTAACAGGCTACAAAGACAGCGGATCTGTACCTAAAGACAAAACATACACATATTGGGTCGCGCAGTGACAAGGAGATGGGCAGATGGAAAAAGAGCAGCTGAAACAGAAACTGCAGAGGATTGCAGCTACGTTGTGTGCAACCAAAATGCGAATCGATCAGGCGGAGGCAACGGACAGAATACGGGCTTGTGTGCGTGAACTGCTGGACGTGATCGACGAGCTGGATGAGGAGGAACAGGGAGAATGAGCGCAATACCAATGAAGATGCGATTCAACGTGGATCTCCAGGATCCGCTTGTAACGCAGGTGCTGACGACCGTGCTGCAGCAGGGAGACAGCGGAGCAAACGTAGTGGAGATAACGCTGAAAAACGGCGGAGCAACGGCAGCGCTGAACGGGAACACGGTGTTAGCATACTTTTTGAGAGCGGACGGCGAGAGGGTAAGGATTGAAGGCGAAATAGACAATGAGATGATCAAGGTTGAGCTGACGGCTGAATGCTACCAGGTAAACGGACCGGCGGGGGCGTTTGTAAGGCTGGAAGACGAAGCAGGGAACAAAAGGACCATCCTGCGATTCGCGGTAAACGTGGAAAGCGAAGGCGACGGGCCTATCATAGACCCGAGCAACAGGATTCCCAGCGTGGAAGACATCATCGCAAAGATGGAGGAGATGGAAGAGGCAATCAAAAAAGCTGAACAAGCTACACAAAACGCCGAAAATGCAGCGAGACCACCTTACATCGGCGAAAACGGACGATGGTTTACTTGGGGCAAAAATCAAGAGGAATACGTCGACAGCGGTGTGGAAGCGCAAGGGCCTAAAGGAGAAACGGGAGACAAGGGAGACAAGGGAGACAAGGGCAACACTGGAGGAATTATGGGCGTGTATGGCACGCTTGATGAGCTGATTGCAAATCAACCCGAACCAGAGCAGGGAGATATGTATTTGATCGGAGAGGCTCCGCCATATAAACAATATGTATGGATGTCTGATGAGTTCGGCGAAGGATGGATGTTTGCCGGTCCGATGATGTCAGCAAACAACGTTGCCTACGAAGGCACCCTGCCCGACGAACAACCCGGAACTGTGTATTACGGGAATGCTGAAGGTGCCCTTAACAACCATTCGAAAAACATACGTCAACTGATCGAAGGAATGGAAACAAAACTCTCGATGTACAACGGACGCGCGACGCTGTATGCGGAAGACTGGGTTGTTACCGGAAGTGCATGGACACAGAGTCTGAGTGAGCTGGGAATGGTAGCCGGAGCAAGCGCGACAGTTGAAATCTACTTTGCAGACCTGCTGCCTGAGTTCCAGGACGAGGATGGAAACGATTATATCGATGAAGACGGAAATCTCCTGGCTGATGTCATCGAATGGAGCAGCGTGTTTTCATCTGAGACGGTGAATACCCTGACTGCTCGAGAAGAAGCTTTTGGCCTGATCACTGCAATTGTACCCGATAAACCGGCTACCAAAGGACTGTTGTTTGTATGCCTGAAGGAACCGCCGGCCGTGGATATCCCGGTATGGATAAGGGTGGTGAAAAAATGAGCAATGTGTTTATCAGCAGGCGCGGCGGCGGTGGTACTGGTGGCAAAGTAAATGCAATTTCTGTTGCCAGCGCTGAAAATCTTCCTGCAAGCGCAAAAGAAGGTACGATTGCCGTTATCACAAGCACAGCCATTAAGAACGTGTATGTGCAAAACACAGAACCTACAGTGGTCGAAGTCGGTGATGTGTGGATCAGCACGGGAGTAGCCAGCACGGTTCCTGTGCAGCTTGGCAATGCTACGCTTTATCCGTCCGCCGTGAAGCAGTATGTGACTGGTGAATGGAAAAGCGTTTCGGCGTATGTTTTCTTTTCGGGCAGCTGGATGACGTTGGAAATGTATTTGTTCAGGAGTGGCGATCAGAACGAAAGCGTGACGGGCGGTTGGCTTGCGGCAAAACGGATGTACGGCGTTCCTGTCATTGGTGAAACGGCGCTGGAAGCGGCCTATGGTACAGCCAACCAAAGCTATAACCGAGTGTTGTTCCGCACGAA